CAGTTGTACCATCGTAATCAATTATTATCTCAAATTCACCGTCCTCAGATATTGAGGAAACGCTATAGATAACATCAGTAAGACCAACCACGGGACCTAAGTCAACGCAGTAAGTAGTAGAATTGGTTTCTGCTGCTAATGTAGTTAGTGTAAATGTCTGAGATATTCCGCACTCTAAACACTCAATATTATATGGTAAGTCTAATTCATTGCTTGAAAGAACGTACTCGTTCATATAAGGGTCGAATCCTCCAAGTTTCTGTGTATTAAATGAAGCATTGAACTCATCTCTAAACCAAGTTCTCATATTCATTTCAGAGATAACTTTTAATTGGTCTTGAGCATAAGAGTCTCCTCTTAATTGAATCACTGCTCCACGCTTTACGTCAGTAAAGAACCTGTCATATCCCCACTGAACATAACTCTCAGGGTTAAAACTGATGCCATATTTTTCGCTACGAGCAATCTGCGTACCTAATACCTCAGGCACAGACGCTACAACCCCACCACCTGTAGAGTCAGAAATAAGGTTCTTGTCAGCCAATACGTATGAAATCTTGTCTTCTTGAAGAACAAGAATATCTGTTTGTCTTCCATCCATTAAGTAGATACCACCGAATGAAGGCTCGCAAACTTTATAGTTAAGAAGACCTAAGTTAAATTCATTTAGCTTATTTACATTAGACTCATCGCTATATACGCCACTGTATGTAATGTCAGCAAATCTATCAGCTTCTTTATAATCTTGAGCAGATACGCTTGTAACCCTGTTGCCAAAGCCAAACGAGTTGCCTACAATTGAGTCTCTAATCTTATAACTCTCTGCTCCGTTACCGAACGCAAAGCAGTTAAAGAACTTGGTATCTACTATAGCAGGGGTACCTGAGCCAATGTTTTGGTTCTGAATATTACCTTGATGGTTGCCATTCACAATAGCAAATGACATTTCATTTTCAAAGAACACGTCAGGCAAAGCCTCACTTGGCAGTGTCTCAAATATTAAAGTCTTATCAGAACGGAATACAGTAATACTCACCTCAACACTTGATGCACGAGCATTAGGATAACCAACACCCGTACAAGGTAATGTACCCGTTACCATCAATTGTAATTGATTGGTTGATGTATTTCTGTAGAATTTATAATAGTTAATACATAGGTCAGTTAAAATATCACCTGCTGTATTAGTAATTGTTGGGATAAACTCATTGTCAGGAATACATTGACCTGCTCCTGCATATCTTGAGCCGTCATTTAAAAACTGCTCAATATTATCTCCTATCCACCAATCATACATATTGTCATATGTATTAGACGAAACAAGAGTCTTTTCTAAACTGTTTCTTCTTTCCTCACAGCTATTACCTACACCACTTCTTGTTTGCTTGATTGTCATTACAATCCTACTTCCTGCAGGAATATCATAATCAACCCAAGCAGATGTAGCCGTGTCATAACGGTTCATTGGGTAGTAAAGAATAGGGAATGTCCCTCCTCTTGGTTGAGTTTCAATTATTTTACCCGGACCGATAATAGCTAATTCATCCTGAACGATATTAAAGCTGTTAGGATTAATCTTCATATAAACACCTGCAGGAATTGGCAACATTACAGTTGGGTCTAATTCACTTGGTATTTCTAAGAAGCCTGAAGCCTGAGCACTCTTCTCAAGTACAGTTGCGTACACACAAGAAGTAGTTGCTCCGTTAGAGTCAGCCTTTACAATAAGCCTATCTCCTGCCTCAATCTTACGTGCGTTTTCACCTTCAAGTAAGAAGTACGCATTGTTTGTTAATGGGTCCTCAAAGAATATGCTACAATAAATTGTCTCATAGTTCTCTTCGTCAGGCTTGATAACAAACTTGTATCTCGTAGCCCAAGACGGAGGTAATTGTGTTGGCGGTATTGTGACCTGAATTGAGTTTTTGTACGCAGACAATCCACAAGGAACGTGCTCCGTATTGTTAGGGCTTACAAGAGCGGTTGTAGCTCTATTAAACTCATCCATGTACACAATACCAATCTCGTAATCTCTATTGCTATGCAAACTTTGAGGGTTTGCTATTTCTTGAAAAGTTGCCTCCGCAAATGATACTGCATAGTATTCATAGAATGTTTGCGTTGGAGTGCTTAAGCTATCTACATAACGCATTGCAGGGAACTGCAATCCAATTACGCTACTGCCCGGACTTGTAATAATCCCTACAGGCTGACCTACTGCACTGATACCACTGCCATTCTTAATGAACGCATCTAAGTTATTTGGTATTGCACAGTTGAAAGCATCTGTAAATGTTGTACCGTTACAAGAATTTGCTACTGTTTGAATATTAGCTGCCGTACCTACTGCATTTTGGAACTCAACACTTGTTGCCAACTGATACACTGATGTGTATGTAGTAGACAAAAAGAAAGCAAAGTTCAACCTAACTGTATCTGTTTCTTCTGTAGGGAATGGCGTTTGTCCTGAAAATTGAGAATGCGCAATAGCTACATCTAAGTTTATTGCTGACCCTGCAACTAAATTTTGCCCTGTCAAATCAAATGTAACTGTAGCATTTGCCACACTCACACTTCCATTAATAGAATAGTTACCTGCAGCAAGTCCATCACTAATATCGGTATTACCAATTGGGGTAGATACCAAACTCGTTGTGTACTCAAACTTTACCGGTGCACCATATTGGTCTATTAAATCGTAGCCTTCAACATAGTTGCCATACATCAATCTGTTACCCATAATTGTCTGAGCCTTTGCAAATCGAGGTACGTTGTCGTACAATCTAAGCAATTCAGCCGCAGATAGGATGGTAAAGATTTTGCTATTGGTAAATGTATATTGATAGTCTGTGTTGTTTGCAAGACCTAAGTTAGACTTGTCAAGTTTCTCAATAACCTTGATGACATTGCCATCTGACCTCTTGAACAATAAGTCAATGCCAACCACAAGTGAACCACCTGAGTTGTATGTGATTATTGCTGAGTTGCAGAAGTTGGTCATACCCTCGTTCAAAAAACTCTCAATGCTAAAACTAAATGGATTAGGTACAAACGCAGGCTGAGACCACTGAGAAGTGGCACTGTACTCCCCATCAATGTACCTGTATCTATAAGCAAAGCAGATAAACCTTGTATCCAAATAGTTCTCTTGACCATTGGTTACAATTGGCTCAACGCCCGGAGACTCAACCGGTGGTTTCTTGATAACAAGTAGTGACTCTGCACTAACTTGGTCAATATTGGCAATAGGGTTTGGATAGTTCCTATTTATATTAATAAACCTTGGAGCATTATAATCATCTGTAAAAAAGAACAAATCATTTAAAATATCCATACCCGTAACCAAATAGTTAGGGTTAAAGTTTAATGTAGTGTTTACACCACCACCATCGTCAATACTGACAACGTGGTAGGTTAATATGTTTGTTGAAACATTAAAAGAAACAATCAGGTCAAGTTTACCTGTAGCACCTTCTGAAAAGTTTGGGTCGTGAACAAGCCAATAGATGGTTTCATTTACACTATTCTGAAGCGCACCAATACATCTTGCTTGAGAGCTAAGAGGAGTTCCATCAATATATGACAATGAAGTAAGAGGAAGATTCCCCTTTGTATTCTCAATAACTCCAACCTCTGAGTTCTCGGTTGAACCCATTCTAATATTCATAGCATCTATATACTCACCTTCAGGAAGAAGTCGTTCATCAACGACTTTATTCATCCTGCCTGCTATAAAGTTTCTTGTAAAATTTGCCATCTTATTTGATTTGCTTGTCCAATCCTCTTAAGTTCATTAAGAGTCTGCCGGGATGAATGTTACTGATTCTAATCTTTGCGTTTCTAAGCAATGCGCTTTTTTCCTTACGAGCACGTGCAACAATATATTCCTGCACGCCTAATTTAGAACTTAAAATGTCATATTGAATAGAAGCGTAAATATATTTCTCAAACAATTTATTGACTGTAATCAAAGAGTTATCTCCTCCTTCCATACCATCAGAAACATATTCCAAAATACATTGCTGACCTGACATAGATGAATCAAAATTAATTACTCCTGATTTTCTGTCAACGTTAAATGTAGGATTAAAGTTTGCAGTTTCTGTATTCAATCCATATGCAGTTCCAATATTAGCCTCAAAGTACCACATACCATCATAGTTCCATCCTAATTGACCGTTGAATTGGTTTCCTTGGTTCAAATAGATACTCTTCTTGATATGCGTTAATCTGTCATAGTCAATCTCAGAATACTGAGGACTCAATGCGTTTCCGTATTGGTCAAATAAAATACGACCTGTATTATCTTGCAGGTATGCCTTAGATGAAAGTGTTTGGATATTCTCTGTTAATGGTCTTAACCAACCATCTTTGTATAAAGATATACGTACCCAATTGACATAGTCAGATGGTAAGATGTATCTCAACATATCAGGAACTGTAAGCTCCAATACTTTAATTTCTTTAAATGCATCATAGTTTAATTCCTGTATAGCACGCTTAGCGTGGAACAATACTTTGTAACGCTCTTCATTGTTAACCAATGAATGGTTACCTGAGTACATCAACAAGAAGTTGTTTACGATGTCTTGTAGGCTAACGTATTGATACGACCCCCAATTGGCGTCCTCGGGCTGAACTCCTCCGTTTTCGTAGTATTGATACTGTGATATATATGCCATATCTTAATATTTTATGGATTTTTTTCTTGCTGTTGTTTAGCCATATTGAATTGCGTAACTTCAGTCTCACGAATAGATACACCACAATACTGAAGAATCCTTGTAACCAATTTGTATTCATCCTCAATAGGTAATTCAAAATCTTGATAATCATTTTGCGATTGGTCAAATACCGGCTCACCATTTGAAAGTGTAATATAGGTCCACTTAGGAACCTTAGGAAATCTAAAGTAAGTAGCCTGAACTTGACCCTTGTTGCTTATTGTTGCAGGGTAAATAGTCAACTCAGTGCCCTGTATAGTATATGCAGGATATTGAATTGTAGGCGCAGTTAAATTAGAATTATTAAGAAGTGTCATATTTGAATTAATAACCTTCTCTGCTTGCGTAACAGTTGCAGATGAGAATACGCTATAAGCATTTCCTGCTGCTAAAAATATATTTGAATCTAAAAGGATTGCCGTGTTACTAAGTACTGACGAAACTGTTGATACCAACCCTGTTGTAAGGTTTGTAACAACATCACCTGCTACAATATCATCGGTTGTAAAAGTTGCTGTACTGTCAACTAATTGACCACTTACAACTGACGTGTTGGTTCCTGTCTTTAAATTAACAGGCTTGCACTCAACATCTAATAACATATAAGCATAATATCCTGTTGTAGTAGGAGTAGGTACTGAAAATCTATTAGCAGAAATTTTAGATAAATAGTCTTTTCTTAAAAAAGATTCCATTGTCTCAGCAATTGGTTGCTCCATATCGGCATAATTAACGCCTGCACCACGAGCATTTTCTAAATTGATAACAGCATTGTAGCTGCTAAAATACTCCTCATAGATTTCCATTTGTGCATTCTGAGCATACAAATTAAAATCAGAAGGAGAGATGTATCCGTAGTTATTTTTATTCAGTACAGACAACACCATATTTCTTACTGAGTTTATCATTAGTTCTTTTTTTACAAATATACATAAAAAAAAAGAGGGCACAATAAGTGCCCCCTCTTTCAATCATCAATCAATAATCAATATCTATTATCCTAAAGTAGATTCTAACATCTTTAAGGAATCAATGCCTTCATCGCTCCGTAAGAAGTGGGCTACCATATCATATGGGTCTTCCCCGAACGGAACTGACAACATCTTTTTCTTATTGGTTGCGGTATTAAACCACACCTCTTTGTCGCCATTTCTTAATATCAATAACTTGTTCTCGAAGAATAAACGAACCTTGGCTTGGAACTTCAATTCAGGGTCGTTTAATATGCTCAAGAACTCCTTAGGTTCTCTTTTAGCAAATACCAAGATATCACGCTTTAACTCAGCAGTTGACACGGTAGATGGGTCTTTACCAAACATTACTCTCGTAAGAGTCTCAATTTGTTCTATTGAAAGCTGACGGGCTTCAACTAATGCCTCAATCTCTAAGTCCAAATCCTGAACCTCTGCAGCAGCGTCTTTCTCTTTGTCCACTTCAGAGAAGATGGTACCATTCAATGGATGGTAATGTAAGAATTGCTGTAATACAGGATTGTTTTTTGGAACACGTAGGAAGCCATCTTCAAAGATGATAGGCTCAATAATAAAGTTTCCGTCTTGCTCGTCCTCAAATGGGGACTTTTGGTTAGATGCATATCTCAATGCACGGTTCACATTGTTCTTCTCGTCAAACCACATTAGTGGGAATCGAGGATGGTTTCTTGAAGCTAAAGTGTAGCTCAGTGGATTACCTATTTTTAACTTGTAGACTTTGTCTACAGCTGTTGTACTTTTTGCCATTTGTATTTGATTTAATTTGATTTAAAAAAAGGAGAGTGTCTTTGAAGACACCCTCCCTATAGATTTTCTTCCTTTATTATCCGTAACGGAACAATACGAAGTTGTTTGCACCAAGGGTACATACGCAACGCTCAGAAAGGAAGTTAACCTCCATTGCATCCAAGTCGCTTGTAGCAGCACCACCGGCAGAACCTGTAATCCAAGTTTTGTATCTGCGGTCTTCAGCTTCAGAAGCACGGTAACGAACGTGTAAGAAAGGACGCTTAGCGTTCTTGCCCATAATTTGGTCGTACACTGAAGTAGAACCTGCAGGAACCATTAAACCTGTAATAGTACCGGTTGCAGTTGCAGCAGTAGTATTTAAACCACCACGCATTGTTGGGTCATTTAGGTATTTCCAATCAGACTTGTAGAAGTCATAACCTCTACGGAAACCTGTGAAACCTAAGTTTAACGCCATATCAACATCGTTGTCGAAAAGACCGAAAGAAGCTGATTGAGCAACACCACCTGAAGTGTAGCCGTTCAATGTAGCTAACATATTGTCAATGTCGAAACTTAAACCACGATTTACGAATACAACGTTCTCTTCGATAGCACCTTGCTTGTCAAGACGAGAAACGATAGAATCCCAATCGCTTAAAGTTGTTGGAGTACCACCACCCCAAACGTTACCACGGTTGTTTACAACGTAGAAGATACCTTCAGAACCAATGTAACCTGCAGTAGCAGCACCTGAAGAAGATGCAGCCGGAACAGCTTCAATCATTGAAGTCTCTAAGTAATCTTCAAAACGTAAACGAGTTTCGTGCTCACTCTTTAAATACCAAAGGTATCCTGTAGCACCATTCTCAGTTGTAACTTCTACCCAACCGATTTGAGCCATGTCAGAACCGTTAACCGCATACTTATCTTTGATGATAATTGGGTTGTTGCTGTAGATGTCATCTTCTGATTCTAATGAACCAACCATTCCGTTAGTTCCTTTTTTGAACTCAGAACCGTAAATGAATACAGTACATTGAGTACTTACTGCGAAAGCCTGACCTGCAGTTTCGTAGTACGCTACTGTGAAAGTAGTTGCACTTGGAACTGCTGTTACGATAGCCTTGTTGAAAACACCTGAAGTGTTATTTTGAATCATCAAAGTTTGTCCAACACGGATAGCGATGTAAGTCACACCACTGTCAGCTACAGTGAAAGTTGCGGTTGCCGCACCTGCTGCTGCTGCTGAAGTACAGTTTGTGTACTTGATGTGTAAACGTCCTTGTTCTGCCCATTTGATTTGGTCAGAGTTAGAAGGCATCTCTGCTCCTACCATACGTAAGAAAGATGCGATTGTTCTGTTACCATAACGCTCAAATTCCTTCTCGTATGTAAACCGCCTTCACCTGCATTCCTCCTGATATAGTGCCAACTTCGGGTGCTTTTCGCTCTGACATATTGATGTTCTTGATTTTACGAGTAACATCATCAGTTGCGTCAGCCATACCTTGTTCGTAAAAATACTTAGCGAACTTGTCAGGATTCATTGCTATAGACAAAGACCTATGATAACCTGTTGCGTCTTTCATTAAACCTTGGTCATCCAAGAACTTATTAATAAAGTTCTGTGGAGTTGCTTGGTTCTTTTTTAACTCATTGGCGTCTCCCGGAGCAAACGTGAACTTCTTGTCATTAACATTGAACTCAAAACCTTTGAACTCTCCGCCAAAAACTTCGTTCGTCTTTTGGTCAAACCATTGACGCTTACGATTGTTCTCCTCTTCTATTGTCTTTGCCTGTTGGGTATATTGCTTATAGCTTTCGTAGATTTCCTTTTCTCCGTCAGGAATGAATGCCGTACTTGACTCAAGGGGCATTTTATATTGTTCCTTTTGAGAATTGAAAAATTTCTTGGCTTCAGCAAGAACTTTCTTTTTTGCGATTTTTACTTTCTTAATGGTTGCCTCATCATCCAACTCTTCATCGAATCTGTAATCATCCATTAACGTCTCAATGTCATCACTATCAAGACCTTCCTGTGTGGAAGAAAGATACTCTTTAAGAAGTTGCTCAGGATTCATTGCGTCAAAGTCCTTCTTTAACTTAAGAAAGTCTTCAAACCCACGACCTGTCTCCTTCTTGTATTTCATATAAGCAGCTACATCTTCAGGTAGTGGCTCAGCTTCTTTACGCTCAGCAACCAAATCATCCAATGAGTTAATCTGCTTGTTATATCTTTTACCAATATATGAAAGAACGTCTTCGTCTTTTAACTCAACCTCAGTTGGTTGATGTTCCGGTTCAGGAACACTTTGCAATGGTTCCGGTTCCGTATTATTCTCTTGACTTAACGATTCCTCGTGTTTCTCAAGTAATTGTTGTTCCACTTCTTGAACACTCTTTGGTTCAATTATGTCTAATGCTCTAACTTTTAATTCCATTTGATTTAATTTAATTTATACAAACTTATACAAAAATTTTGACATTTTTAACGAGGCTCAAATTCAGCTAAGTCAAACCCATCTAAGCTATCCTCGTTTGACTCAAAAGTCATAGGAGGAAGATTGTTCTTTCTTTGATTAATTAACTTAGATTGCTCGGTGTTTTGTTGACTAATTCTTTTTGCTTTTGCGTCCTCTTTCATCTCTTCTCTTGACTTTAAGTCGTTCATCTCCATACCACGTAATTGCATACTATACTCAAACTCCTCACGCATTAATTGAGACTTAAGTCTTGCTTCACTTTCTGAACGCTGAATATCAAAAGCCACCTCAGCCTGTTTAATCTGCATCTTTGAATTGGTTTCCATTTCAATCTTCTGCATAGCTACCTGACCTGCCAACTCTTGAGACTTCAATTGTTGTTGAGAAATCATAGCTTGCTTCTGCATCTCCATCTTCTCCTCACGCTCTTGAGTCTTAACTCTCTTAAGTTTCAATAGCTGATTGGCAAGTTTAAGATTGCGAATCTCACGGATGTCAATTGCGTCCTCAAGATTAATGTCACCCTTAGATAATGCCATTTGGATATTAGCCTCAAGCTGTGCTTTTTGCTCTTCATCAGGTGAAACCTCAATGAATATACCAAAGTCATAAATATAAAGTTCTTTAATCTCTTCTAATATAGATACGTTGTACTTTCCAATTTGATTTGCAAACTCATCTTTAAAGTCAGCATATTGTAAAATGTCAGCAATTCTGTAAGTTAAAGCCTCCGCTAATGTACGATATACATACAAAGAACCTTCAAGGATATGTCTTGTAGCTGTATTAGAGTTTAACGCAGCCAACTTCTGTAGACCAACCAATGAGTTAGGGTCAGGGTTAGAACCATCACGTGCCTCATTAAGACCGGTCACCGACCTAATCATATCAATGTAGTGGTTCATATTTGTAATCAACATTTGCGTTTTAGCTGCAGCATAGTGATTCAATAGCACCTTTGTACATACGAGGAGCGCAAGCAACATAGTTAGGTATTGCGTGTTGAGATGCTGACTTAGGACGAACCATATTCTCAGACAACTTCCACTGCAATAAGATATTGGTACCCATTACCATAATACCCTCATACCAAACATCAATAACTTTTTCAATCTTTTCAAAGTTACCCTCTTCCATCATTTCAACAGGAGGGTTGAAAGTTTCGTCTTTCTCAATTACTCGAGAACCACCACCTTCAAGTTTCTTCTTTTTGTAAACAACTTTTTTAGTTGACTTATAATTAAAATACAACAACGTGCAAGTATCTCTGTAGAACATATCGTTCTGATAGAACTGTGCTACGTTGTAATAATCATACCACGCTTGACTGTATTGAGTAATTTCTTGTAAGTCTTCTTTCGTTAAAGATTGGTCAATCTTCATTAACTCAGTTAATGGCAATGTCTTAATCTCTCCCCAATAAAAACAATCCTTGAAGAATGGGTCTTCTGTGTAGCTGTAAACAACGTTAGCCGGGTCTACATAACTTATCTTAACGCCTGTGCCTTGTAGGAACTCGTGCTTTGCAATACTAATACCAATAACAGTTTGGTCGTAATTTAATCTTCTACGAGTATCTTCATAATGATTCTCATCAAAGATTGTATTGATTGCTTCTTCTTCTGCTATTTCAATTGCAGGCTTATATTTAAGCTGCATATATAATGACAACTCATCGTCTGTTTCAGGAAGTTCTTCAGGGTCCATTAAAAATGGATTAGCACCTGTTAACTCTTGAATTTTTGTAAGAACAGGCTTACCTGCCATTTGTGTTTCAAGCATATCTTGATACTTGTTTCTTTTAGCTTGAGACATTGCATCTTGTGCATATGCTTTCACTTTAAACAATCTATCAGACATTCCATTAACAACAATATCAATAAACTTTGGTATAATAGGAACAGGAGTCCAATCAAGATTCAAGTAAGACAAATCACCATCAATAGCCAACTCATTTTTGTATTTACCAATCGGCTGTTCACCTCTCGCATATAGTCTTAGTCTGCGGAAATCTTGCCATTGACCGTAGTATCTACAATTGTTTCCATCTTTTCTAAACCATTCATATTGAATAGCCTGACCCACTTGCAACCCAAACGCATCAGATGCTTTTTCGGCATCAGTCGCTAACTGACTTGGGAATGCTGCGGTGTTTATGTTGATTGTTACATTTTTCATCTAATCAATTGACTTGTTGTTCCTTCGTTTTTATACTTAGCGAAGTTAATAATTAATTTTGATTCTTTTTTCTCCGGTATATATAAGTGCTTCTGATTAGCCATAATACATAATCCTGAACTAATGGAAGCATCGAATTTCGTTCTATCGTTGATGTCAAATTTTGCCCAATCCTCAAGTGTCCTTGTGAACGGCATTGTACCCATTTGCTCCGGGTCTCTATACTTTGCTTCTAAATCAAAACCTACAAACTTCTCTACATAAGACTCAATTGCTGATGCGTGTGCTTGCTTAACATCCTCAGATGAGTTTGGAATACCACCCAACTCACGCTCGGTTTTTGTCAACTTTGCTAAGTGCTTGTCAGGTCTATTGATTGAATAACCTCTGTACCCTCTATTCTTAAGATGGTATAAAAGTCTCGGCTTATTATTCTCTACTAAGATAGGCATTCCGTAGAATACTATTGCCATAAGAACTTCCTCAAAGAATATTTCCGCAGTTTGTGGACGGGCAATATATTCTAAGAAAAACTCATTTACAGGAGCATCATCCATATGAAACTTGGTCATACCGTGCAGTGCACCATTAGACCCACGTCCACCGACTACTGCTGAGATGTCATAGGAGTCACAACCAAATGAACCAAGATGCTCATTGCCGGGATACTTTACACCATTACGTGTATGTACATTGTTTTGCATATGCTTAGGCGGTGCCCAACTAATATTGAACCTTCCTCTTGGGTCAGGCGTCCATATCACCTCAGTATCTTTAATACCATCCTTCCACGAAAACATTCCACGAGTAAGGTAATGTTCCTTAATCATTGAGTCGTTATAGTCAATCTGCTGATAAATCTTTGTAAGGTTAAACAGAGCTTGCTTGCTCTCATCACGAAATGCGTGTGACTCTGTACGTGGGAACTGACGGTAAAATTCGTTTAATGCGTCAGCGTCACTCTTTAATGAGTCAACCTCCGCTTCCCAATAGTCAATGGCTCCGTTTTTAATCATCATTCCGTCCACGCCCATAATTGGCTCCTCGGGTTTGCGAAATACAGGATGCCCATGTCTATCAATGAACCCTTCCATATTCCACTCCATCGGAATAAATATAGCGTATAGTCCACTCTTAGTCTGCCCGTTGGCATTACGAACCTTCACATTAGAATCCTCGTAAATATCTTTATAGTTCTGCCCCCCTTTGCTAAGTGCATTGGACGTTGAGCCCATCATACACTTGCCAATAATCTTGCTACCTAAGCGCAGACAGGTTTTGGTTACACGCCAATTCTCTTTGATGTTTACAGGCTTGGTCCACTTGGCGGATTCATCGTGCGCCAAGAATAGCAGCTTTTCTCCATCGTAGGAGTTGTCCTCTGTATTCTTCCAATCTATTGACGTATCAAGACCATCGACATCATTGTCGTCAGTCTCGTACATATTCTTCTTGGTAATCTTAGCTGCCGGAACTCTGTACGCAAGCTCAGTCTTTGGCTTATCCATACCATCCATAACCGGTTTGAAAAAGAACGGTAGACGGCTATTGATAGGTACAACCTTGTCGGTGAACATCTTCTTAGCATCGGCACCCGTCTTTGATAAGATGCCTATACGTGCGTCACGTGCAAGCGTACCTATGTTGACACACTCAGACGATGACATAAAAGAGAACCCTGAACGTCTAATCTTAAGGTATATCATACCAAATGACCTTGGGTCAGCACGACAGGCTTCCCAAAATATCCAATAGATTCTATTGGCTTCACGGAAATCAGGATAACCCACGTCAATACTTGACCACTGCAGGTACATATAATGTGAGCCTGTTATGTAGGTTTTCTTTCCGTTGTTCATAAACCAAAAGCCTTGCTCTCTATAATCAAACTCCTGCTCGATGTAATCGACCCAACGGTTCTTAAATTCTTTTGGCTTTTCGTTCCACTGAAATATGGATTGGATTTTAGCTAAATCTCTTGGCAATGGTTGACGTTCCCAATACTGTTCAGCGTTAGCGGAGTGTCTTTGAAGACACTTATCAGGAGTGGCGGGTAACGCAATGCGTAATCCTTCTATCTCGTATATCTCACCTATCTGTCCGGTCTTTGAAATAACAACAACATCGTATTGGTCGTTATAGCCGTAAAGCCACGACTTGACTCTATTTTTATTAGAGACAACTGCAGGTGGGATATAATCCTTGAGCACCTTGCATAGACTATTGTTTTGACCTTCGTTCTGCAAATCCTTGTTTTGTATCGGTTTTACTTACTCCACGTTCTGCGGAGTCTAAGTTTTCTTTCTCTGCTTCTATTCTGCTTAGTATCTCAAACGCATCAAAGATGGCTAACTTCTTAGCGGCTGCTGCATTCTTCATCTTATCGGCAGCCACATCAGGGTTATCTGAGTCAGTATTAATAATGTCTTCCTCAGCCACTTTCACAAGATGGTTGACAGCTTTGTAGCCGGCTTCAATAATACGGAGCTTTATTTCTTTGGTGTCTCTCATTACTTTGCCTTTAAAAATATAATCTGAACCAATCTTGCTGTTTCTCCTTCTCCAAAGTTATTAAATAAATTCCTCGAGTGTGGAGCGTCAGAAGTAAACGCAATCATACGATTGAACTTAGAGTACATTGTAAAGATTGGTTTTTGATTCTCATCATAGATGGTTGTGCCATCATCCTCAGGAGCCTGCTCGTTTAGATATAACAAACAAGTGATGTCACCCATCATCTCATCTGTATGTATGAAGTTTGGTTCTTCTTGGTTGAGCGGAGACTTACGAATAAAGTTTAAGTCTACCTTATAACCAACGAATAAGTTGGTGACATATAAGGCGAACTCATCATTATTGTCACGAGGTTGAATGTTCCTGAATACGTTGTCACCATCTGCCACGTCTTGGAACTCGTGAATGTGGATGTCTGATACATAAGCAATTGGGTCTTTAATAATGTTGTCGAATGTGATTAGATTCATAATTTAATTGTTATTTGGTGGTCGTACATTCTATATAATTTCTCATCATCTACGGTAAACTCATATTCACTATCAGGACTAAAGCATACCATATCGCCCTCTTTGATGCCACGTTCAAGTAAGTACTCGTTAGGGTATTTCATTAAACCAACAAGAGGCTCGTTGGTAAATGGCTTTTTAATATAGCTTTCAGTTACAGGTACAGGCTTGACAAAACAGAACCTGTCATAAGCATTCCATTTACCATCCTGCTTATACATAAAGAACTGCTCGGTCTCTATAAAGAATAGGTCGTCTTTAAAAAAAGACTTGCCACTCTTTTGTCTACCCCGCATATCATTGTAAAACTTAAATACGTTATGGTGCACAAGCAAAGTGTCACCTTCCTTGATGGGACCTTTGTAACCTAATGGAAGTTCTACTACTTCTGCAAATCGGTTAGAAAACTTATGGTCTTCCTCTGAAGTGCTGACAATAAACTCTACCCCACCAATGTCTTTGGTATTGTCATATCGTTTTCCGTTTACCGGCTTAGCTATAAAATAGAATGGTGACTTCATTAAAAGTTTATATTGTATTCAATTGAAATTGGTATTGTAGCATTAAACTCTTTCCAAAGTAAGACCTCCGCTTTGTCGTTAATAATATATATTTTAATAGATTGTCTTTCGGCATCAAGTTTAATTAAGTGTATCTCATTGGTATCACCAAGAATTTTCTGCCCTACAATGTAGTGCATTGCTCCTCCTTTATAATCCGGTCCTATTGATATTTTGCGTATGTCCATTATTATTACTTTTATTATTTAGACCAAATTTAATCCATTTATACCAAATACGCTCGTGAATATAATATTGAATAGGCTTATATACTAATTCGGCAATACTAAATGCTGCTCCAACTTTTACTGAGCCACTCATAAACCACATTATAAAAAATCCAATTGCAGTGCTTAAGATTCTGTAACTAATAGTTTTAGCTATATGTCTTTTCTTTTGAACTATCATAGTCCTAAATCTTTTCTTATTTTGGTTGCAGATATTTCAGCTATTTCAGTTGGAGGTATATGCTCAATAATGTCGTAACCTACACCTCTACCAAAGTTGACAGAAGAAATATCAGGAACAATAATAACTTGTACGTTTTCATTATCCCAATACTCTTTTGATATGTTTTCAAATACTTCCCTTGTAGTAAATGGATTCTTCTCATTAACTTCACCATCTCTTACAGCAATGCATACCCTTCCCCCATTATCAAGAATTTGCTGAAACATTTCTTTATGACCATTATGTAAAGGTTGCCAACGTCCAATAAATAAAGACCATTGACTATCCTTACACTCCATTGAACTTGCAACGTGTACTTTTTTACTCCACATATGACTTGATTTTATTTAAGCATTCTTCTACCGTTAAGTTGTCTGTGTTAATCTGTAGAAATGTTTCTAACTCAGGCTCTTCAAAGTCACTTACGTGAAATTTTTCTCTGCCTCTTGGATTTGTATATGTTAGATAAACCCACTTCACATCATCAGTAAGACTGTTTAAGTAGTCTCTTGCTTCTTTGTATGGATACACCAACGATAAAACAACAGACTCACCTTCGCTATTTATATAATGAGCAATATCACTTGCTCTATTTAAGTTTTTAATTCGACCTTCTTTGCTATAATCTTTGTTGGCAAATAGTTCTCTTAGCTTATCTCCATCTATATTATGAACACCGATTTTATTAGCTAAAGTACTTTTACCACTATGAGGTTGACCAAATAATACTATTATCATTTTGAGTATTTAAATTGTTGAAAGAACCATTGATAGTTATCCCATATCCAATTAGTCACGTCTTTCCCTAAAAGTTGTTTTGCTCTTGAAGGAACCGGCTCTAATTTAGTTCTAATGACGTGGTCGCCAAAGCTGCCATATACCTCATCGTCCTCTTTGGTAACTTGCTCTATGTTATCCCAATCGTGTTTAAAATATGGAATACCTAAGTACTCGTATATCTTAATCATAGTAGTGTCAGGATATAAGCATAGGTCTTCAAACTTTACAAACAATATGTGCTTGTCTATACCTAATCTATACAACTCTTGAAGTCTTTCAATAGCTAATCCAATAGGTTGAGACTGTGCCCATATGTCAATACGCTTGGGTACTGTTGTACCTTGCATCTGTGCCCAATTAAGAATGGCATTTGCTTTTTCTGTAGTTATTCTCCATAGAAGCAAATACGTCTCTAAGGTCCCTGACCATACATATAATCTTTGGCTCAGGATGAATGAAGTTCAGGAAGTCGTAATGGATTCCCCATCCACGAGATTTATCTACAACGTATTTCTTATCAGTAATAGCATTGTAATAAGCTGTCATACCTTCTTTACAGAATGCTTGGAAAGCAGTTTTCATTATCTCAGGGTCCTGTGCTTTAAACTCAGGAGAGTCTGTGTAATTACCTCTTGCAGCAAAGACAAGTTCTAATACACCTGATGTAGGTGTTGCGTATATGTCAGGATTTTGTGCTAATATATTTTGTAATAAAGTTGACCCTGCTCTTGGCAAGGAACTTTGATAGAATATTTTGTCCATATTATTTTTTAAGAGATGCTATAATCTTATCTACGTCAAATATTTCGTCCTCATTGTTATAAGGGAACTCTAATAAATCACCTGAAATATTGTACTTCTGTAAGAATGAATTTCTTAACTCAGGTTTTTTAGTTTGAGGATTTGCTAAAATATTGTCGTGTAAGCTATGACCAAAGACAACCGGACTATTGGCAATCCAACATACAGTACTTGGTTTGTTAATGGCAGCAGCAGCGTGCTGACCAAAACTATCCATAAGTAATCTTTTTTCGCTTAGTTCAATTAAAACTGCTAAGGCTCTAAAGTTATCTGTAACGGTGTATGTGCCATCGTATGATGGTTGGTCTTCTCTCCTAATATGGATGATATTATATTGACCTTTAAATTCTTCTATTATTTTGGTTACAACTGTGGCAGGAATATCTCTTGCCCAAGAATACTTTAATTCTTGTTGTGCTGCACCTCCATTAGTTTGTAATAAAAAGATAGGTTTGTCTGATGCAAACTTTTTAGAAAAGAAAGACTTCTCTCTATCTGTAATAAATAATTCGGGATTGGTTGACTCAGGTGTTTCAATGCCAAACATTTTACACCACGTGTCTACTAAATGTTCTGATTGAGACAAATGACCTGCTTCAAAATAAGGGTCATGTCCAAGAAACTTAAACTCTTTGTTCTCGATATAGTCTTGGTAAAAGTATTGAGTGCCTCCAAACGAAAACGCTCTATCTACATATGGGTTATCTAAAAAAACTTCAGCATAACCGCTCATTACTATTAACTGAGAATCCGGGTATTGCTTTTTAATTTGCTTACATACCGCTGTAGACATAATTGCTTTGCCAATACCACCATTAACTTGTAGTATTATATTCATATTAGATTAGATTTAATTGCAATAAAAAAGTTCCTTCTACTCAGTAGGAGGAACGTAAGCTAAAACCTCAGTTGCTAACTTGTCTAACAACGCTTGGTCTAAGTCAGCTGCTTGAACTCTAAATGACTGAGCATTTGGTTCATTAGGAAGCCAATCAGAAAATAACGTGTTAAAGTTATTGATAGCGTGGTATGTTTTAGGACCGGTATAACCTTCAGGTTTGCCTGCCCATACGTTATCAACTACAGCATCAACGTCTGCTTGAAAATCAGCAATTGGTGCTTGTACATTTTGCTGTTCCGAATCCAAAAATGTGGAGTGTATTCCATGAATTTGCCATGATATTTTTTTTTATAAAATTAAGCTAAATTATTGTTTTTGAGAATATTTTTTATTGATTTAAGCTCATCACTTATTTCTTTGAAAGCGTTTACATAAGAAGCGTAAATGGCATCTTTCTCAAATTGTAGAATTGGACTGCCACCTTGTTCAGTAATAACTTCTAAGCCATTTTCATCAACTCTAGCTATTGGGTTGGTTTCTACCACACAAGACATTGCTTGTTGTACCTCTTGAGCTATGAATCCATACTTTTTGTGGCAAGACCTATCACCATTCCAACAGTAACTTACCGGTCTTAATTTGATAATATCATCTAAGCCAAAGCATGTATCTTGAATGGTATTTTTTCTTCTACCATCAGATATACCACCACCCCATTGACATAAGTTGTTTACAAATGTGAAGTTGTTTGCTACAGCTGGTATGCAAGAACCTATGATATGTGCGTTGGTAGCACTATTTGTACTATTACATAGCCCTGCAAGAACAGATGAAAAACACGAGTTAGCTATGTTATTTAATCCACCACCAACAAATGTATAATTTTGACAACAAGCTCTATTGCCTTCTCCTCCTACTATAGCTGAATATGTAGTTGATGCAATATTATTATATCCACCACCTACGAATGAACTAGTGCCTGAAGCGGTATTTGTTTGACCCCCTACTATAGTTGATAAATAACCTGATGCTGTATTAGTAAGACCTCCTCCAATTGTAGCCCTAGTGTTTGATGCTGTATTACCATTACCACCTCCTATGAAAGAACGCCCACCTGAAGCAGCATTTCCATCTCCTCCGCTTATTGTTGCAAGATAACCACTTGCTGTATTGCCTACACCTCCTGCAATAGTAGTCCATCCATTATTAGCAGTGTTAGAAAGACCACCACCTACAAAACTACAAGCTCCTGATGCTGTGTTATTTTGTCCTCCTGCTATTGTTGAGTGTGTACCTGTAGCTACATTATATTTACCACCTGATACTGTTGTCCAAGGTGCTGATGCAGAATTACCATAACCTCCTGATACTGTAGCATATGAGCTTGTTGCACCATTTGATAAACCACCTCCAACAAAAGAATCATATCCTGAAGCTGTGTTTGATATACCTGCACCTACAAATGCTTGAGAGCCTGATGCTGTATTACAACTACCACCTAAAACAGCTGCGTTTGTACCTGATGCTGTATTTGTATTGCCGCCACCTACAGTAGAACGAGAACCTGAAGCTGTACTTCTATATCCACCGCTTACTGTAGAATTACTATTATTTGCTACATTACAATAGCCCCCTGATACTGTACTACTATTTGCTAAGGCTCTGTTACATTTTCCACCACCAACAAAAGATGCGTACCCTGAAGATGTGTTAATATATCCTCCTACAATAGCTGAGTAAGTATTAGATGCTATGTTAGAATCACCTCCAACTACAGCTCTTGTTCCTGATGCGGTATTTAATCTACCTCCCATAACAGCAGAATCATCTCCTGTTGCAACGTTAGACCTGCCGCCTAATATCATTGAATAATAACCACTTGCTGAGTTGTTTATTCCTCCTAATATAGAAGCTGCTTTCCCTCCTGCTCTATTTTGAAATCCACCGCCTACAAAAGAGAAACATCCTGTATTTACTTTTGTAGGAGCTACGCTAAATCCTGCACCTGCCCATGTACCACCTGTAGTATTATTACCAACTCCACCACCTACAGCAGCTCCTAAGTTACATAAATCATTTACTGAATGATATATTGTATTACAATAACCACCACTTAATGTTGTATATCTACCTGAAGAAGTATTTAATGCACCACCTCCTATTGTAGCATAAACTGAACACGCTACGTTTGCATAACCATTTCCTATAAATGAAAAGTTAGCAGTAGCACTATTAGTTTGTCCACCCACTACTACTGAATGAACAGCAGATGATGTGTTACCTCTACCGCCTCCTATAAAAGAACAAGTTCCTGAAGCTGTGTTTCCTTGACCACCTCCAAGAAAAGACCATCCTCCTGAAGCTATGTTATTAGCACCTCCTCCTATTGTTGAACAAGCAGCTGAAGCTGCGTTTAAAACACCACCTCCCACAAAAGAAAGTGTTGCAGAAGCTGTATTGCTCGACCCACCTGCTATTGTTGCGTAGTAATTACCTGATGCTGTATTTACTTCTCCACCTCCTATAAATCCATAAGAAGCACCACAAACTTTATTATTATTACCTCCTGCAACAGCACCATATACTGCTGATACTCTGTTATTAGCACCACCTCCTATAAAAGACCATCCTGCACAAGCGGTATTAAGACAACCACCACCAACAAAAGCAAATCCTTGTGTTGTACAGTTGTATCTTCCACTAAATGTTCCTGAACATCCTGCTGCTGCACTATTTTGTAATCCACCACCTACAATAGAATGTCCTGATGTTGCTGTATTAAATTGTCCACCAAGAACAGAAGCATGTCCTGCTGATGCAGTATTTCCTTGTCCACCTCCTATTGTTGCACAGTTACCTGAAGCTGCGTTAGATATACCACCTCCAATTTTTGCACGATAGCCTGATGCTGTATTACTTTGACCACCTCCAATAGAAGAGCTGTATTGTGAGGCAGTGTTATTAAGACCTCCTGATATAGTGGCATAAAAATTACCATTTGCACAGTTGTTTTGACCACCTCCTATAGAGTTAGACTCTCCTGAAGCACAGTTATTTCTACCTCCTGCTATGACAGATAAAAGACCTGAAGCAGTGTTGGAACATCCTCCACCTATAAATGATATATTACCACTTGCTGCGTTAGCTTTACCACCAACAATTGCACCACAGTTACCTGCCACTCCATTGATACTACCTGCTCCTATAAAGGAATAACTACCACTCGCTGTGCTTGCATAACCTCCTGCTACTACACTATAAGAATTTGATGCTGTATTGCTTGCTCCTCCTCCAATAAAGGCTTGAGTGCCACTTGCAATGTTTAAACTTCCACCTACTATAGCCCCTCTATTTCCTGAAGCTGCATTTGTATTACCACCACTTACAGTAGAACGATAGGCTGAAGCTGTGTTACTAATACCACCACCAACAAACGCCCATGAAGATGAGGCTATGTTACTTTCACCACCTGCTATGGTTGCTCTTGTTCCACTTGCTGTGTTACATCTACCACCACCCACTGCACCAAATCCACCACATGTAATATTGCAAAAACCACCTGAAACAACATCAGTGTAATCAGTTGCTCTATTTTGAAATCCACCTCCTATGAAAGAGAATTTACCTGCTGCATAGAAAGTTGATGGTGCTGTTGTAAAGTATCCTGCATCATTCCACGTACCTCCTGAAGAGTTGTTACCTGCTCCTCCTGCAATTGTAGCACCTGCTGTACAAGTACTATTTAAAGAATTACATATTCTATTACAACTACCTCCCCCTATTGTTCCTGAATTTGAATAGTTATTATTACCATAACCACCACTTATTGTTGATGCATAAGCTGTAGCATAATTCGCAATACCACCACCAATAGTTGAATATTGTGCTGATGCTGTGTTACCTGTACCACCTCCAACTTTTGCTCTATTATTTGAAGCTGTGTTATTATCACCACCTGATACTGTAGAACAGTTTCCTGATGCTATATTTAATTGACCACCTGATACAGTTGATGCTGAACCTGAAGCTGTACTTGTAAATCCACCTCCAATAGTAGCACATCCTGATGATGCTGTATTGTTTTGACCACCTCCAATTGTTGAAACTCCACCTGATGCTGAGTTAGCTCTACCTGAACCTACAAAAGCAAAACTTGTTGCAGAGTTTTGATAACCTCCTACCACTACACTATAGTATCCCGATGATGTGTTATCATAACCACCACCTATAAATGCTCTGTATTGTGTAGCAGCATTTTGGTCACCACCAACCACTACTGTATATGGTGCTGTTGTACAGTTAGCTTGACCACCACCTATCATAGAGTACGCACCTGATGCAGTATTAGTACATCCACCACCTACGAAAGAGCAATTGCCTGATGCTGTATTAAACCTACCTCCACCAACGAATGAAGAGTTACCGCTTACTGAGTTACTAAGACCACCACCCATTATTGAATAAGTACCTGATGCCGCATTGCCTTGACCACCTGCAACTGTTGAACAAGCACTTGATGCTATATTTGATATACCACCACCTACAGCTGAATGATTATTTGAAGCTGTATTGCATTGTCCACCACCTACAAAACTATATGTTCCTATTGCTACGTTTGAATGACCTCCAACAACTCCTGAAAAAGAATTACAAGTAGTATTGTTATAACCACCACTAATTGTTGAATAATTACCACACGCTTTATTATTATACCCACCACTAAGAGAAGAAGAATATCCACTTAATGTATTAGTTCTTCCTCCTCCTAAAAATGACCAAGCTCCACTATTAGTGTTTCCACAACCTCCTCCTACGAAACTGCAAGCCCCTGAAGCTGTGTTAGATTTACCTGCTCCAATAAATGTCATAGAAGCAGAAGCAGAGTTATTTAAACCACCAACTATTGTAGCATGATTCACATTAGCAACGTTACCTTCACCTCCTGCAATTGTACTTGCATAGCTTCCGCTTGATGTGTTTCCATAACCACCTGCAATAAGCGAACCATATCCTGACGTATTGTTTGATGTACCACTTAGAGAAGCACTGAATTGTCCTGATGCAGTATTGGCTACACCACATCTTACTGATGAACAAGTTCCACCTCCAAGCACAATAACAGCTTCACCTGAATAAGGTGCTGTATTGGTAATACAGAACGTACCTGATGTTGTAATTGGAGACCCGCTTATGCTTATTCCGCCACCACCATTTGCAGCAACACAAGTCACCGTACCTACGCAAGTGGTTTTATTATTGAATGTATTCCAATCAGTAGAACTTAAGAATCCATTGCAAGCTGTGCCTGCTTGTGTGATGCTAATAGCACCTGTGCCACTATTGTAAACAATTGGAGCACTTCCACTTAATGAACCTAATGTAATATAATTAGAACCATTGGTGATTTGATTATTATTAGTTGGGATAGTTATAACACCCGTAGTGCTATTGTAAGCACCACTGCCTGCTGCAAATGATAATGCAGCACGTGCTCTACTATTTAAGAAATATTGATTTGTAGTTCCTTCAGGAATATTGTCAGTAGTCAAACTAACAGCACCTGTAAATCCGTTTACACTTACTACAGCGTCAGTATTATCTACTTGCTGCCACGCTGTACCGTCAAATATTGCCCAATCCCCTACGAACCAATCTGTGATTCCGTCAAGGTTTGTACTACCTGCTACTGATACGATATAGTAATAACCTCTTGTACCAACACCACTTGTTAATGTAGGTGTGTTAGTCGATGCATTCCAAGTACCTTGGTAGATTGTACTACCAATGAGTCCATTAATTTGATTCTGAACTTTACCAAATGCAGTAAGAATACTATCAGTAGCACTAATTGAACCACCGGTAATATTAACACCGGTAAGAACCTTTCCTGTTACTGCAGCATTATTTAAAGTCACTGAAGCAGCACCCGGACCTGTTGCCGTAGCCTCACCCGTAAGTGAAGTAATGTAGTTACCTGCTGCTTGCTTATTATTGAAAGTGGTCCAATCATTTGAACTTAAATATCCATCCTGACTGCCACTTGCTTGTTGAATTGTAATATTTGGAGTAGAACCACCGCTTGATGCCAATGGACTACTTGCTGTAACGTTACCTACCTTAGTATTAAATGTTGACCAATCTGCAGCACTTAAAGCACCACGATTAGCAGCACTCGCTGTAGGAACGTTTAATGTAATTACAGGAGTTGTTGTACCGTTAGCTACACTTGAACTTAAGTCGGTGCCACTTGTACCCAATGTCAATGCAGCTACTGATGTAACTGTACCAACACTCCAACTTCTATCTGCACTCAAATCATATTGAGTACCATTGATAGAAAGTAATCTTGATGTAGGCACATAACTTCCTGCCGGCTGCTTGTTATTGAACGTGTTCCAATCTGTAGAAGAAAGGTATCCATCACTCGCTGCACCTGCTTGTGTAATACTAAATGTTCTATTTGCACTCAAGTTACCACCGCCTTGTAAAGGAGCCGTAGTTGAAATAGTTGTTGCAGCATTTGCAGGAGTGTATCCTAATATGCCACCAATTGTATTTAATTCGTATCTGCTATTAGTAGTATTCCAATAAATACTTTGATTAGCCGTAGGGCTTGGAGCATATACGTTGTGCAATTCCCCGAGTTCGTAGCCCGTATCAATTGCCATATAAATCTTACCATTGTTAGCGTGAGCATATGTCACGTATCCAACAGTAACTGCGTGATTAGGTGCTACAGGTCTGATATTTGTAAGCTGACCTGCAACTGAAGTTGAAACATATAAAATGTCCCCATCTACCCAAGTTTCTCCTTGTAAAGAACCTGTAGTATTAATATTTTTTACCTCACCAAATGCAGTAACAAAACCTTCTTGGTTAGCATTGATAGTCTCTGTAACTAATCCTAATACCTCTGTACTATTATTCTCATTATTACCTTGCGCTAACACTACAGCAAGACGCTGTCCTTGTGCTCCACCCTCTGCAACTTTTCTTACTCTTACAACTTGATAGTTTGCTTCAAGTAAGTCAATACCTGTTTTATTTACTACACGAGTAACGTTTTCCTGTCCGATTTGAAGTGTAACATTATTACCCATCAAACGTAAATCCATTGTCCCATCAGTAGAGTTCCACTGCATACGTCCAACCTGTAATGCACCCGTTGGTGTTAAGTCAGCTTGAAAATATCCTGCAGAAATGCCAAACTCACCAAGGTCAACATTGGTAGTTGCTCCTGTGTAAGGTACAAATCCTGTTAATCCCGGAAACGTTTGTAACGCACCTGTTCCATCAATGTACTGAAGTGTTGTACCGGCTCCCGTAATGGCGATTGTGCCATTGGAAGTTAATGGGCTGTTCGCCACACTAAATGCTGCCGGCATACTTACACCAACTGAAGTAAGACCTGTGTCTAAATCAGTCCAAGATGCTTGAATAGTATTACCATCTTGCTCAGTAAGTGTTAATGTCTTTGTAGTTGTACCTGTAACCGCAGCACTTACGATACTTCTATCATAAGCTGTATTCCAATTGCCTGAGTTATCAGTAATGTATGTGATGGTTCCGGCTGTAGACTTAACTAAGCCCGTTCCACCTAAATAGTTTTGTTTATTATTGAAAGTGCTCCAATCAGTTGCACTAAGGTATCCATCTACTAATGCTGTTGCTTGAGGAATACTAAATGCACCTGTAAGATTATTATAAACTAAAGGACTACTTGCACTAAGCGAACCAAGTGTAATATAATTTGCTCCGTTTAAAATCTGATTGTTATTGGTAGGAATAGTAATAACACCTGTTAAACTGTTATACGCTCCACTGCCTGCAGCAAAACTAAGAGCACCTCTTGCTCTACTATCTAAATAGTAAAGATTGGTAGCACCCTCAGGTATGTCATCAGTTGTAAGACTCACTGCTCCAATTTGTCCATTGACAGAAGTAACTGACTCCGTATTATCAACCTTACTCCAAGCACCTCCACTAAATATAGCCCAATCACCAATCTTCCAATCAGTGATGCCATTCAAGTCAGTATTACCTGCTACGCTAACAATATAAAAATGTCCTTGCGTACCTACGCTACTTGTTAAAGTAGGCGTATTTGTTGCTGCATTCCAAGTACCTTGGTATTGAACACCACCTATTAGTCCATTGATTTGGTTTTGAACCTTACCAAAAGCTGTTAAAATGCTATCACTTGCACTAATTGAGCCGCCTGTTACGTTAAGACCTGTTAAGACCTTAGCAATAACTGATGCATTGTTAAGTGTGATAGGAACTGAGCCCGGTCCGGTTGCCGTAGCTTCACCTGTAAGAGCAGTAATATACGCCCCTGCATTTTGCTTACCATCAAATGTAACCCAATCAGACGCAGTTAAGTAACCACCTTGCGTGCTGTTGGCTACCTGAATACTAAATGTATTTGTCCCTGAATTAAATAATAAAGGAGAAGTTGCACTATATACCGGAAGATTTGTCCATTGAACACCTGTTACAGTGCTCTCTAAAACCTGTCCTGCTGTACCTGCTGACTCATTGTAATCTACAACAACACCTTGAATAGATAACTGAGTTCCAATATTTGCAGTATCTGCTGTAATATTTATAGCTTCTAAGTCAGCATCTAATATGATGTCAAGGTCTGCTGTATTACCTTCCTCTAATACTTGTTGTAAGTTTGGAGTAAAGATGGGAGGTAGTGTGAACCACTCTACTCCATCACCTGTACTTGTAAGAACCTGACCTGCCGTACCAATTGAATCAGCAGAATCAAATAAGCTACCTACTATGTGAGTCTCCTCATTTAAGTAAGTTATAAATAAATTTGCGGTATCAGTTACGTCAAGATTAGTAGTGGTTATGGTTCCAAACAAGTTAATGTCTTGTGTGGCTGTATTGCCATAATCCAAAATACCTTGCAAGTTGTTTGCAGGAATTACGGGAAGAAATACATCTAACAATTCCTGTAAGGTAAAGTTATACGTTACGTCTTCTATCTCACCACCAACACTTGTACCGATTAATTTATCGGACAACTTAGGCACCGGGGCGACCTCGTATGTACTAATCTTTGACATCCGCTAAGAAATTTTAATGAACAATCTTCAGATTGTCCCCTGTTCTATAAAGTTTACCTGCTGTTAATCCACCCGCTAAAGCTGCAGTATTATCTGCATATACAGGTACATTAGCTATTACGATGGCTGTAGCACTAAAGTTTGCCTCAAATAAAGCCAACAACAATGCCGGAGTAAAATTATACGTTGCATCGGGAGGCGAATTACCAACCCTTGTACCTACAAGTTTATCATTTAACTGAGGTGTAGAATTTTCAGGATACGAATTAATTTTTCCCATCTTCTTTTTGTTTTACTTCCCCTGTCTGCATATTAATTACAGAGTTAGGACCATATTTTTCAATAAGAACTTTCTCATTGTTAGCAAAAGCCTCTCTAATTTTTTCAGCTTGAAAAAGTAATCCTTGCTTTTGTAACTCAAGTTCTCCAATATTAATTTTAATCTTAGTGTACTCTTGAGTGCCTTTCTTAATAAAGTCTAATTCTTCTGCTGTTAAGTTTACTGTTTCGTTTGTCATTTGATTTGATTTATTTACTTTGTAGAGTAGTACAAAGTATATCTTTTATTTCCGTACTACTCTACGGAGTGACTTAATTTTTAATTTATACAAATATAGTAAATAAAAATTATCATTTTGGTAAGTACTTCCTCGCAAACCATAGTGCCACAAACACTAAAATCAACCATAAAAAACCAAAGTAACTCGCTTTCTTCTCCACCTTCTTATCAAAGATTTTCTCCTTCACCTCTTTCTTAACCGAAACCGTTTTCTCAATAGACTTAGATACAGTAGATTTTGAAGAATCCACTGTGTGTCTACGTGTTTTTTTGAGCCTAACTGTGGCATTAAAGTACTGTTTGCCATCAATTATTAATGGCTTGGCTGTATCAATGGGAACTATCTCAACCTCATCAATGTCCTCTTTAATAGAAATAGCGTTCTGTTGTACAGAGACGCTATCCTTCTTTTCGACAGCAGTGCTGTCTATTTTTGTTTCTACTTGGGTCTTAGTTACGGCTACTTTCCTTGATGCACAAGAGAATAATAGAAAACTAAGTAATATTAACGTAAGATGTTTTGCCATTTGATTTGACTGCTTTTAAAATTTGACCCCTGTTTTTACCATTAGTATAAGATACGTGTACCCAATCAGGATTAGAATTAGAGCCAAACTCCCAAATCAATTGGTCAAACTCTAAGTTGTCCTTAATGTAATCAAAGACCATCTTATTAGTCACACCATTTGGAGTGCCGTCCATATCAATGTCAACAGCCTGACCCTTGCAATGCTGAGAGGTAGATGACCCACCAATGCATTTGTTAAGTTCAGCAGACCTGTATCCACTTGAGATATGAATAGGGCATCTGAAGTTATTACGAATAGGCTCAAATACCTTCTCGGCTAATAACTTAAAGTTGGCAATATGCTCTTCTGTAGGCATATTACTAATCCCATTGCGTTTAGCTGACTCACTCCTGATTAACTCAGATAAGTCTAAATGTTCGCTAATTTTCATTTTTAGTATTTTTTGTTCCAAAATAATAACTAAATATCATCAATATCAGAGTTTTTATTAAGTCAAATAACTCTTTATTTATCTCATCGGCTAATAGTTTTATTTTAAAAGCTATTACTTTATCTACAATAAATAAAGCCACTAATGATGTAAAGACTAAAATTATAAACCTTACAAGAACATCTTTAGTGTCATTGACAAACATCTTGTTTACAAAGTAAACACCTGATATAATAATGGTAAGACCCATTACTATACCTGTTATCATTATCCATATATTGGGATAACTAAACATTCTTTTTAAATATCTTTTCGGCTGTTGTTAACCCAAGACATCCAAATGCCAAACTTGCTACTGACCAAACTAAAGATTCACTTGGAGAATTTTCTAATGAACTAAAAGAATTATGGTACATTGTTACGCATAATGATACTACACACAAAAGACCACAAAGCCTTTTCATTGATAAATGACCATTTTCTTCACAAAAAAATTGTTTCATATTGATTTACTTTTATCGACCTTGACCTCTGTACGCTTTTTTATAAAGTTTACTTGTCTTAGTCTTGCTTGTTTGTGTTTTTGCTGCAAGTCCTCTTTTCTTTGGTTTCTTAATATAAGAACTGCCACTTGTTGCTTTTGCCATTATTTTCTAACTATATATTCAGTAATAACTTTTAATGCACCTAATCCAACCAAAGTAACCAACGCATAGAAGTAAGCCTTGTACTTTTTTAGTTCGGCTTTTAATTCATATACCTCCTTTTTAACTTCTTTGAAGTTACCAATCAGTCCACTTGAATCTTTGTCAATTGGGTTGCCGGCTAAAAGAGTATATACATCTTTAAGCATAGCCTTCATTTCAGAAACCTCTGTCTTGATAGACTCTAATTCGTCTGCCATAATATCAAGTCTGTTGTTATCTTGGTTACTCATCATAATTAAATTACCAAAGTGCTTTAATAAGAGTTGCTGTTGTACCGCTACCTGAAGCCTTTACTTTTAATACTTGTACCGGTAATACTGTGCCCACAGGAACAGCGTTGAATGTTACCTCATCACCACCGATGGTTGTAACAGCTACGTTACCTGCGCCACCAACAAACAAGAAACATCCTTGATTGCCAATAGTTGTTTGAGAACTTGCTTGATAGATAGTGTATGCTTTACCGCTTGCAGCAAAGATGTCATCGTTTAATAATAAAGCTGTTTGGCTTACAACAACAAGAACTGTTGCCGCAGTGCCATCAGTAGTGTTATATACGATGTCACCTGTCTTAACATTATTGGTTTCAAATGTAGCTGCACTATCTATAAGAGATGCTACACTAACAGATGTATTTGTTCCGCTTGCATTTGTTGCAGGGTATGGCACGTTTGCGTTGTCCGTAGGGATAACAGCTAATGCTCTTGAAAATGTTGTTTTAAAAACTGACATATTTTTATTTTTTATCTTGATAAGGAAATGCTCTGTTTAAAGCGTCTCTGCGTTCTTTGCATCCACAATCTTTACCTGTTGCTTTCGCTACAGTATCTACTACCTTCTTAATACCGGTAGCAGTTGTGAACTTCTCAATAGTGTCGCCAAGACCTTTGCTTTTGTTTTGTTGTTGTTGTGGCATTTGATTAGATTTAAATTTTATTTCTTTTTACCCTTATTAGCTTTAGTAGCTAATTTAGAAAACACATTCGCACCGTATTTGTTGCGACCAATAGTTGCAGCGATAGCATTAGCTGCTTTCTCGCCAAGACCTTGTTTCTTTTGGATGCTTTCGCTTAGTTTTTTAAACTTACTCATAACATTGGTTTTTAAATATTAGAAACTCTTCTTCCCATACCAACTCTTGACTTCTCAGCTTTCTTAGCGGCAAGTTTAGAAGGACTTATTTCCGACTTTGTTGTTGGTGTCTTTGAAGACACTCTCTTTGTTGGTCTGCAATATTCATTGCTACCACCTGCACCACAGGATTTACCTGTCTTTGTATCCTGCCACTTTTCTTTCTCCCACCTTTTCAAACTACTACCTGCCTCAGTCTTGCGAACAGTACCTGAACTCTTTCGACATTTAGCAATGGCTTGAGAAGCCCTTGCCGATGGGAAGACATCGTAACTCGCTTTGACTTTTTTATAACAGGCGTCTTTTGGCATCTTACTTCTTTTTAATAGAAATAGAATTTTTCTTAGTCTTGCTAACATTTCCTTTCAAAAACTTCATTGGTCCTTCCAATGACTTCTTTGATTCATACTTTGCAGCTTTCTTGATTACGCTTTTCATATTAATAAGATTTACCTACAGATACACGTTTACCGTTTATTTTTTCTACAGATTTGTAGCCACGTTTGCTGTCAACTTCTTTAGCAACTCTTTTGTTACCACTTTCGTCAACAGATGTTCTTTTAACTACCGTTCTTTTTGGAGTTTCTTTTACTGAAACATTACTTGAAAATGAAGCATACGCTTCAGGGGTTGGTGCTAATGGATAATCTCTGTTCATAGTTTTAATATTTACCTCTTCGACCTTTTGGATTACTTGTTGTTGAACCACCGGGACCTGCCCATAGATTTTTACACGCCCAATATCTTGGAGTAAGTTTATCACTTGCTGTATCACAGCTATGTCTTGCTTTGAAACTCTTACGTGCAGCAGAACTATAGTTGTTGCCATAGCCTTTGGCTCCGAAGTGAAGGAGTTTTTCCTCCCCCCCGGAACAGGCTTTAACCATCTTCTTCTTCCCCGGTCTGTCTGAAGCAGTAGGACGGTTACATTGCATCTTTGACTTGTCTGCCATAACTTAAAGTTTCTGATTCTGTATGCTACGCAAACAGAAATTAGTTTCTGAAATCACGTCTTGCGTGACCCGGAGTTTCTACAATATCTTTCTTCTTTAACTCAGGAAGAGCATATGCATCTTTAGGTGCAACTGCTTTCTTTACTTCAGCAGCAACCTCTTCTGATACCACAACGTCATCTTGAATTACTTCTTCGATTAATTTTGACTTTGCCATTGTTTTTTATTTTGCTTTTTTAACTAATTTCTTAGCTACACCTGCAGCTTTAACAGCTACTTTAGCACCTTTAGAAGGTACGCCACCTGACATTTGCATTGCTTTTGCTTTTAATGCATTTTTGATTTGAGGACCACCACCTGATGGGTTCTTCATTCTTGATGATGCCGGTAAGTTTGGAGTTGATTTCATCTTTTTGTTTTTTAAAATTTTTGAATTTATTTATTTACGACCATAAACATTAGCCATAGCTGTGCTGTCTAACCATTTGTATCCTTTCTCAGGATTAGCTTTCTCAGCAGCGTCATATGCTTTTGTATATTTCTTTTGAAATGATGCACCTTCACGTGCGCTTTGTCTTACTTGTTTGTTAGACTCACGCTGTTGTTGTCTTGCACCTTTAGCAAGACTGCCTGCAGACTGTCTGTCTTCACGCATACCTTCACTTGTAGTTGCTGCACAACTTTTACCCGGTGCACATTTTGGATTTCCTAATTGTTTAGTTGCCATTTTTTTATCCTTTAAATTGATTACCTAATGAACTATTTAATGTTTGCAATCCACTAATTCTACCTGCAGCAGACACACGTCTTTGTCTATTTCTACCCAATCTTTCTTTCAATTTTTCTTTACCTTCTTGGATAGCTTTTATTTTTTTTGCTTGCTCGTTTTTAAATGTTATAGCATCCAACTGCTGTTGGAGTGTAGGTTTCTTTACTTCTTCTTTTTCCTTTGCCATAATAAAATTATTAACTTTGCCATACAAATGTAATAAAATTAAATCAAATGAAAACACCACCAAACGACTACCTAAAATTTTGGCGAGTCATCCGGTATTATATGAAGGCAAAGCATAATCTGAGCCAAGCCGACCTCGACATAATCCTATTCCTATACTCAGAAGGATACTTCGGTCAGAAGGACTTTGACAAGTTCTCTGAACTCGTAAGTTGGGAAGTGGGTAGGTTCAAACGCCTACAGAAAGAAGGTTGGATTGTCCATTTTAGAAAAAGACGTGGCAACAGCCGTGCCTTATACCAACTTGGAGAAAAGGCTAATCGAGTTGTTCTCGATATATACCGCAAACTAAATGGGGAAGAAATCCCGACAAGTATGTCTGCAAACCCTATGTTTTTAAGAAATGTATCTTATAACGATAAGGTTTACAGAAATATGATTCTTGAAATGAACGCCTACAATAAGACGCACAAATATAAAAAGCCTAAGGCTGAAGAGGTCGAAGACTAAAGTACAACGACTACGTCACGCTCTGAGATGATAGTGTACTGCGTATCATCTATCAGCATTGTAAAGCTGTGCGCCTTGTCGTAGTACAACTCATCACCCTCGTCAATAACTGACACGTCAGTCCCGGATGCTATGACCATAGCACGCTTGTAGCGTAGCTGATTGGTATCCTCCCCTGACAATATCAGTCCCGACTCAGTCTTGACATTCTCCTGAACGTCTTTAACGATAATGTATTTGCCTATTGGTTTCATTATAAAAACTTTTTTAAACTGTGAACTACCTGACGAAATAAATAGTCTTTGAATTGCTGCTGCATAGGTAAATCCTCAAAAGGTACAATGCAAGGATGCTCTTTTTTGTCAGCATCTTTAACTTCACCATATACCCATCCGGTGTCAATTTTTTGCTTCATCCAACTGTTGTGACTTGCATCAGGTCCCGCATTAGGATTCTCCACGTGGAACATCACACCCAATACTGCTGACTCTTTTTGCCAAGCCGGTGCTTCGTCCCAAGGTAATTGAGAACTATCTCCCATTGCTAAACAATACTCTTTGTTGATTTCGTGTGCCACTTGGGCAATGTCTGTTACTGTCATTTGATTTAATTTTTTGTAGGCTAAAGCCTACGGATTATTGTTGTTGCTCGTATGTACGAGCCATTGTGATAATTGCATTAGTGCTTAGGATGGTTACAGCTACACTCACTGCGTTTTGCAATGCTGACCTTGTAACTTTCAACGGGTCAATAACACCCATCTCAACCAAGTCACCCATCTGTCCGGTCTTTAGGTTGTACCCGTGACCGATAGGTGTTCCATCTTTGTACACATCACTTGGTTTAAGACCTGCGTTAGCAAGTATTTGTTGGAACGGAGCCATTAGTGCATTACGCATAATAGACATTGCTGCGTCATACTCACGACTATCACTTGGTCCTTCTATATCAACACTCTCATCAAGTAATGCCTTGCCGGCACCCGGTAAAATACCTTCCTCAAGTGCTGAACGAACTGCACACACAGCGTCATCAACCCTGTCGTACAACTCTTTCTGCTCAAGGTCAGTCTGACCACCAACAAAAATAACACCTATGCCACCTGTAAGTGAGGCAATACGCTCAAGCAAGAAGTCTTTGTCAGCTTTTTTAGTTGCTTCTTTGTGTGCGTCCCACAACTGACGAACACGTTCGTCTACAGATTTCTCATCTGACTTAGCGGCACTGCGAATAATGACAGTCTTGTCCTTGCTCACAATCACCTTGCCTGCGTGACCTAAGTCTCCGTAGTTGATATGGCTTAAATCATCACCCGTCTTCTCACTATAGTAAGTAGCACCCACACTAATCGCAATGTCTTGCATCAACTCGTGCTGCTTATAGCCAAAGTTTGGCGGAGGCACAGCTACAACTTTCAAGTTCCCCTTAACTGAGTTCGCTGCAAGTGTATTTACTACGTTTGTGTTACACGGTGAGATGATAAGTAGCTTCTTTCCTTCTGAGATAATTGGTTTCAATACGTTCTCAATCTGCAAGATGTTAGCTATCTCCATATCACATACCAAAACCATCACATCTTCAAAGACACACTCATCTTTCTTTTGGTCATTGATAAACATCGGGCTCAAATACCCTCTGTCAAACTTCAAACCCTTAGTTGTCTCTGCATACGTCTCATTAGTTTGGCTTCTTTCCACTGTCACAATACCGGTCTTACCCACGTCCTTATACACCTCAGCAATAATGCGACCAATCTCTCTGTCGTTGTTAGCTGAGATAGCTGCCACGTCAAGTAGCATACTACTACTCACCTTTTTGGCTTTCTTTCTCAACTTGTCCACCACCTTGTTACTAATGTCCACCATATGTCTTAGCACCTCAGTCCTGTTCATATCTTCTTTGATATGCTCAAGTCCTCCAAGTACCAATCCTTCTGTAAGAACAATAGCCGTGGTCGTGCCATCACCTGCTGATGTAGCTGTCTTGTCTGCCGCCTCTTTCATCATCTTAACCGCAAGGTTCTCCGATGGGTCAATAAGGTCAATTGACTTAGCAACTGTTACACCATCCTTAGTAACTGTAATGCCGTGTGTGTGATGCGGACTCTCAATGAGTACAGTGTTACCACTTGGTCCGAGTGTTGACTTAACAGCCTTTGACATCTTAACGACACCACTGATAAGTTTCTTTCTGCCGTCACTTCCGAACTGTAAATCCTTGGGTGAGTACCCAATTCCTGATGTTTCTACCATTTGATTAATATTTGAATGTTAAAACTTTTACTACACTCATCTGAGCATTTAAGATTTCTCCAATTGCGTGTTGGAACAATGTCTCATACAATGGTCTATCAGTTCCCATATTGGGATTGTGATACTTTTTGTTCATCAAGTCAGCCAACTCAGCACATAACTCTTTTGCTCTTTGAACGGAAGGGTCATTACTTGGGTTAAATGTTAATCCAACTAATGCCTCTCCAAAAGTCAATGTGATTTCTGACTCAGGCATAACGCTGTTTGTACTGTGTGTTTTTAACACTTCTTCGATTGGTTTGTCAATTTTTAATTCAAAATCACTCATTTGATTAAATTTAATTGTTAAATAATAATAAATCTCACGCTTTGCGTGCTATTGTACAAATATAGTCAACTCGTGGTATATTAAGTGGTATTTTAAAAATAAATTTATACCATAAGGTATAAATCACCCGTTAGGGTGTTGGGGATTACACTGCAAATGCTATGGGTAATGTCGGTTTTTCAAACCTCCATGTCGATTTCTGACGATAATATGTCGATTATGTAAAAGTCGACATTGGCTGAAACGTAATGTGGTAAAGGATTTCACTATGCTTTGGCATAGCAAATGTCTGAAATGCGAATAAAATTCCCCTATTACTCTATATATATTTCCCTCCTTTTATTATTTTTTTCCCATATTATTTTCTCTTAAAAATCGACATTTTCGACATTAAAAGAATAAAGTATTAATAATCAATAAGTTAGAAAAATAAAATCGACATAAAAACGACATAAAATCATGCTATAAATGTCAATATTGACATTAAGTAGTACAAAAACTGCTTTTGTTATCTGACTACCCATATAAGAAACTAAGTGGTCAGGTAACGAAAAAAGAAAGAGAGCTCAAGATTGAGCCCTCCTTATTTACTATAACCACAAACAAAATCTTAGTCCATCTCAGGACCTTCCATCATCTCTGCTTTGATGTTACCCAAGTAAACAGCCTCAGACATCATCTGAACTTTCTCTGCCTTCTTGATAACCTTCTTAACCTCAGCAGCCTGTTGAATGCCGGTCTGACCATCAGGACGATTGTTAATCAACATACCACCATTAACAGTCAAACCGAAGTTTGCACCGCTCTGTTGGTATATGCTGTTTGACAAGTCTTTCTTGTAAACAGAATTTCCAAATTTTAGTTTCATAATAATTGTTTTAAAACGAATGCGAAATATTTCAGGGTAAAGATACAAATTTTATCAAATGGTTTTAGTGTTGGGGCTATATAGCGGTTTGACGTTGCGGCTCGCAAAACGAAAACGACTTTTTTTTGATGGGGTGGGGGTCTGTTTTGATTCGTCCTTGTCTGATTTTTTAGCTTTTCCTGTAGCCGTCCTGTATGGCTGCAGTGACCCGCTACATAGTGACCGCCTCCCACGTCCTCCCCCGTTACCGCTCACCTCGTCCGCTCCGCTCCCCGTTACCGCCTCCGCTCCCCCGCTCCCCCCGATAAAATAGTGTCTTCGAAGACACAAAGCACAAAGAAAGGGGGCTTTACCCCGCCCCCGTATATTTCCCGTCTAAATTTTGCACATATCACAGGGCTACCTCAAGCCCTTTAGACACAGGATAAAAAAAATATTTTTAAAAAAGATTCATTTTTATTTGGTGATATAAAACATTAGACTATATTTGTGAAAGATTTAGACAATTATTAATCAAAATTTAATCAAAAATGAATCAGTTACTAAGCATTGAACAGGCTTTCCTAAGCCTCCCACAGGTCAAACAGGCTTTGAACCTACAGGAAATTAGGAGCGTACAAAGAACCATCACAAACGCTAAAAAGAAGAAATTTGAACAGACGCTCACCCTGTCGAAATTAGTGGTGAAGGCGGTAGAGTGGTTTTCGTCTGAAGAGGGCAAAAATGCCTGTAGTGAAGAGGGCATAACGTGGAGCAATGAAGAGATAGGGCAAAAGGTTTTCGGATGGCAAAAAAGTTTTTTCTACAAAGT